CATAGATTAGACCACCTAGCCAATCAAACCTTTCGTTACTAGCTGTTGAGTTTGCGTGTGCACACGAGAATACGATAGCAGTGCGCTCTTTACTGTGGTTACTTATTAACATTTGTTAGGTTCCTTGATCCAGTCCTCAGGTATAACTTTATCAGCGTATAGAAATCCATTCTTAGTACACCAATCTGCATATGAGCTAGTAGCTCCTTTGTAAAGTTTAGCCCTTGAATTATTAAACACAAAGCGTATATCCTTAGAAGGATACTGTGACTTTATCTCCTTATGCTTTCTTCTGTCTGTTGATACAAATCTTCCCTTTGTCTCTATTATGATACCGTTGCTTAGTACAAAGTCTGGGGTATAAGTCCTGATCTTACTGTCTAACCACTTTATCTTTTCTTCCTCATACGTAAAAGAAACACCTAAGTTTTTAAGATACTCTGCTGTCTTTTCTTCTAGACCTGATCGATAACCTGCTTGTATCCCTTTAAACCTCGCTTTGATTGCCATCAGAAGTTCTCCACTTCTTCAACCTTCAAAGGTTTCTTAACGTCAGTCAAGTAGACTGGGCCATGAGAATATATAAACTTCTTTAGACCAGGCCAACATGGTTTCTTGAACTCGCAGTATGAACACTCCATCCTTAGCTTTTTATTAGGAGATGTCTTGCTCATGGGTTCATCTTTGAACTGACGCTCTGGTGGAACTTTGTTAGCTGCCATCTTCTTTATGTCTTCAATCTCTTGAGGCTTAGTCTTTAGCTCATCAGTGAAGTCATAGGTATCTAAGCAGATGTGACCATTAACTTTGTCAATAACTAAGAAGGCACCGTGTGTCTTATTTGTCACAAGTGGGTCATCTTTGGCTGCGTACACATACGAAGACAACTGAGATATGTAACCAAACGGATCTTGCTCACGCAAGTTACCCTCTTTAAACTTTTTAAAAGAATAAGGAGAAGCAGACTTAACGTCAACAGTTATACCATCAATAACGCAGTCGCGGCTACCCTTTATACCGTGGGCAGACATTCGGTCTTGCTGACCTTCGACTTTATGACCTGCTTGCTGTGCAATACCTAAAGCAAGCTCTTCTATCATATCACCATAGAAAAACTTGAGCAGGGCGTTTGATTGTAGTGGTTCTGCTAATTTACTTTGATTAACCTTGTACCATAGCTTACGCTTACATGGAGATCCAATGGACGACATTGAAAGGTAATTACGCGCTTTTTGTGGTTCTTTAAACCTAGACGTAGCCATACTTGCAATGTTATCACCGATACCTTGACTGATAGCTTTGTCCCACCCTTTGAGGCCATACAGAACTTGCTCCATGTCCTTTACTAGAGTATCAATAGTCTTTGTCATACTATTCTCCTATCTCATATAAAAAAGGAGGGCTAACCGTTGGCCCTCCGCGAGGATATTTAACGCTCCTACCCGTACTGCTTGGTTCTAGAAAGGTACGTCACCTGGTGACTCTTTCGTAGGGGCTGTAGGTTCTGGAGCCACCTGAGTTTGAGTGTAATCTTTAGGAGATAACCCAGATCCACGATCTGAATCACCCTCAAAGGATACATGATCAATAACCTGTACTCCTGCTAAACGTGATCCCTTTCCCATCTTTGTGTCGTACACGTCTACGTAAACAACTCCAATAGAACCATTACCAATTAGACCATCCTCTGGAGTCCAAGGAGATCCATCAGGTGCATAGACTTTAGGTGGTCCTGCTGCCCATGTTCGGTCAAACTTATCCTTCCAAGGACGCTTGAACTTAACTCGTGCGCCTCTGCCTTCAAGGTCTGGTTTTTCTTGTTTACGTACACCAGCTTCCTTCATAACTTTGAGCGCATCAGCATCCATGATAATATCAACTGTTGTTGCACCGTCTGTCTCTACATCGTATTCTCCATTATCTCTGTTACCCTCAAAGAGCTTTGCCCATTCAAGGATACCGTGAAGTTCAATAGTTTTAGTAGCCATACTTTTCTCCTTATAGCTATTTGAATTATGTCTATAAGTTTAACACACAAATTAGTGTGTGTCAAGCCAGTTTTTACCTATATCATAGGAGCCTGGTGTAGGAATCTTAAACCCCAAGTCAACACCTGTTTCAGCCATAGTTGTAGCTACGAGTTCGCCCATAAGTTTAGCATCCTCATAGCTACCCTTCACTTCAATCTGGTATTCATCATGGATGAACCCTACCATCTTGAAGTCAATACCCTGATCTCTTGCCTTCTTGTGGAAATTGATTAGAGTATGTTTCATAAGAACAGACTCGCCCGACTGTAAGATACCCGCTAGTGTCTTGTGTTCATTAGGTACTTTGACTAGCCTACCATCATAACCCTTGAAGAATCCTTTCTCTGCTATGTACGGTATCATTCTTCGTTTGAGTGCTGCTAGTCCATCAATGCTTTGCTCAAACCTAGTACGTGCATCAGCTGCTTCCTTTTGATTCACACCAAGGATACTTGCAGTCTTTGCAACGCCAGCGCCTAGCAGCCAAGCATATATAAAGGTTTTAGCCATGTCCCTAGTGCCGTTAGGTACAGCTAAAGCTTTCTTGTTCATATTGTGGATATCAGTTTCATCTTCCTTCTTACCTTCCATGATAGCCTTGGCATACATCTCAGCATCAAAGTGACGCCAAAGATAGTCAGCAAGAACCCTAAGTTGAATACCATCTGCGTCACAACCAACAAGGTAGCTGCCGTCAGGAACGTCCCAACAAGTACGTAGATGGTGATCATATTTAGACTTTACTTTTTGAACTGCTGTATTTGGAGTACCGTGAAATGCTGATGGTATGTTAGCTGTGTTAGGCGCATTGTGTGCACACCTACCTGTCCATGCTCCTATGTTGTTGATGGTACCGTGGATACGCCCATCACTACAGACTTGGTTTATCCACTCCACAAGAGAACTTCTTCTGCCCTCTAGTGTTAGCCATTGAGCTAGCCCAGTAGCACCTGACGGTGCATCTGCAGGTAAAGTGTTTAGGTTGTCCTCTGACACAGTATAACCGTATCTCTCTAGGTTCTTCAACTTAGTGTCGTAGAACTCTTGATCCATCTTTACTATTTTCTTGCCGTATGGATCCCCTACTTTTAGTCTAAGAAACTTTAGGTGAGTTTTTGTGCGATCAAAAGGAGCCCAACCTGCATCCCAAAGAGCATCAACTCTATCCTTGGAAGCACCTGGGTTAAACGAAACGAAGTCATAACAAAGTAAGTCATCACCCAGTCTACTTGTTGCAACATACTTTTCTTTTGCTTCAAGCACCTTTGAGTAAGGCTCACCATCATTTTTCTCCTTATACTTGAGTGTGTGAACTTTTTGTAGTTTAGGTGGAAAGTCTTTTTGGAATTGATCTTCTAGAGCACTCTTCTCCTTTATGATACTGTCAAGAACACTTTGAGCCATCTGGTAATTAAAGCTAAAGCCATGAAACTTAGTACGAACTAATTCAATTTGGAGATCGTGTTCAGCTCTTAGAGCTTTAGACCATTGAGGATCGTAGATCACGTCTGAGAAGTGCTTGAACAAAGCCTCAGTAGTGTCTAGGTCTCCGTACCAGTACTCAACCATTTCATTGTTAAAGTTTTCAAAGTCAGTGTAGTCTCCCTTGTGTACTCCCAGACGTAACCCCCAACTCTTGAGACTGTGTGGACCCTTACCACCTACAGGTGGTGGGATATCGTAGTCAACTGTTCTAGATATTATTAAAGTATCTAGTACCTTGTATGGGTCTAGTTTAGCGTCTAAGAACTTATTTAGAAGAGGTAAATCGTATTGTATGAAGTTGTGACCTACCATCTTGTCTAGTGATAGGTGCCATTCCGTAGCTTCTTTTCGCGCTACAGGATCTTCATGTATATTCTCAAACTTAAACACCTCTCCTGTGTCTAGCATCTTTCCACCCACTAACCAACACTTGTCGGGGTGCTCAAGAGCATTTGTTTCTATATCGCAGAAAGCTAATCGCATTATGTTCCCTATACTCCAAAGCGTTGATAGTCAATGATAAGCAGTGATAACTCATCCTCTAACCTTTCTATTCTATCAGGGTCTTCTTGATTAGTCAAGGCTTGGACGAGTTCATCTTGAGTTTTCTTAATCTGAGTATCAATTTCAGATAAGTAAATCTCTAACTTGTCGTCAAAGTCATATATGTCCATCTCAGAAGACCCTAGCTCAATCCAATCACTCTCTATTGTAGGCGTGTCAAGTTCGAAGTCATCATCATCATAATCATTACACATCGAAGGCAACCTCTTCAAGTACAGTTGTTTGTGGATCG